CTTCGCCAGTAACCATACGATCCTGTGTATAGTATTGCTGTTGTGCTCTAGCTTTAACATCGTTTAAGTTTTCTCTTGCACTGGCATTTGCTACAGTCTGCTTTAAGCTCATGTTAACTGTTAGTGTTTCAACTTGGGAACTGTGGCTTATGTATGGAATACTTAAAGAAACATCACTCATGTCGGCTGGACTAATTTTATATGTAAACCCGTTGCCTACACGGAAGTAAACTCTAAAGTTACCTTTAGGGATATTTGAAAATACTCCGTCTCCAAATACAAGGCTAATTCTGTCAGCACTACGGCTTTGTACGCTATACAATGTCTTAATGTCTTTGTTAAGACTGTTAAAGATAGCATTGTTTCCAGTTATAGCAGGAATCTTAGTCCAAAGGGTTTCCTCGTTGCCATTGCTGTCTAATTCATATAGCCATACGTCATTGTTTTCAATTCCATTAACATCAACTTCAACAACACGGTTTGGCAATGCTTCATCAACATTAAAATCCAGTGTTTGCAGAGTCCCTTGTTTAAAGTAAAAGAAGAACCCAGTGTTAATGCTATTAAAGCCACGAGTATCATTTTTGTATATTGTATTAATAGTACTACCAGGTTTAGGCGAAACCTCGTACAAATAATCTGTGCCGCTATAGGTGCCGTTAACAATTTCAAAAGGAAACTCTTGAGTGCTTACATCGTTTCTAAAATCATATACCGGAATAGTATTTGGTACTGTACTAATATTATATTCTTGTATTTGTGTGCCGCCTACAGTAGTTTTAAGAGCAGGATTACCAAATCTCTGTGTCTTAACCATACTAGCGTTCATAATAGTAGTAAACTGTTCTAGGAAGTCTGGATTTGTTTCATCGCCCCAAAAAATCTCTGTGTTTTCAAGGTTATTTCCGTTGCTGTCAATGATAACTTCTGTTGTAGACGCACTGTCAATTTTAAGCATTCCACGTGCAATTTGACTACGTTTAGGAAAATAGTTAAGCATCTTAGCAAGGCGGAGAATACTGTCTCTACGCTCTGCTGTTTCAAGAAAGTTTTCTCTAGCATTTAAGTCTGTTCTAAAACTTAAACTCTGTGCTACATATGCAATCATATCAATAAGTGCTACATATTCACTGGATTCAATGTAATCGTTAAAATCTTCTGGATAGTAGTTGCGCAAATAGTCAACCATGCTCTTACGAATAGTCTGGAAATCGTAACTTTGAAAGTCGATTTCCTTGAATGATTCGTAAACTTTTGTCCAGTCTTCAGTAGCAAAGAGATTGCTTGATCGTGTTGTGTTAGCCATAGATTCACCTTCCTATAATGTATTTATTGCTGGAATAAACTACTACTATTAAAGGTTAGTTTACTGTGCCGTCTTGTCTATCAAAATTAATAACAAGACTCTCTGCTTGGTCTGTCTGCACATAAATTAGGTTTATCTGTGCTTGAAGCCCGTTGGCATACTCGTCAATAACAAGTTGTTGCAACGATACCCTAGGATCTAGCGCAATAGTTGCTGTAACCTCCTCAAGAAGCAGATTTTTTACCTCTTCTGTTAGTGGTTCCATAACTAAATCTAATACTCCGCTGCCATACCCTGGCGAGCCAACTTTCTCACCCTTGCGGATAGCAAAGGCGTTGAGTAAATCGCGTTTGATTAACTCTCCGTCTACTACCTTTGTAGATGAAAAATTTCCTTGTAGTGTGCTAAATCCTCTATACATTGCCATAATATTTCTCCTTTAAGTCCAAGACTCTGATACATTCTCTTTAGAAGTTCGGTCGTACCATTTATCTGTGTATCCCAGGCTGTCTGTAGTACCAATAAGGCTACTGGCCGCTACTCCTTTTTGGAACCATGATGTTAATTCTTTATTCATACCATCGGCGCTGGTTATATTCACTGTTCCGATAATTGGTTTTGGATTAATCGTTCTTCCTTGTCGGAAATCTCCTGCAACTTCTGCATTAGTGGCACGAGTAACCATGACCATCCCAGCGATAGTATCCTCAGTATCGCTATTTTGAATAGCGCCACTGAATACTGCATTTTGATAGTCGTCAACAACATCTGTTAAGAACATGTCTTCTTGAATATGCTCTGCTTTAAGAAAAGATTGTAAGCCATCAATTCCTAACTTGTTAGTCCACATTCTTGGATTAGCAAGTTCGCCGTTGAAGACTGTCTCAGGACGAACAAATCCGTTCTTAATCAATGATACTGCGTCGGCGCCATACTTCCCAATAGCACTAGTTATCGGATCAATAAATGATAGTAACCCTCCAGTGCCTGCTTTTTCTATAGTTGCTGCTGATAAATTCTTAATAGTGCCGCTAGACAAATTGCCTACATTAACATTAATATTAGGCTGTTTTAAGATAGTTGCTGCTGAAATTTTTTCTTTGTTTGGTAGTGCTTTGACTGAATCAAGACCAGGACTAGATTTAATAGAACCGAAGTCATCAACATTAGCACTAGCAGCTCTGTCACCGATAGAACCGAAGTCATCAACACTAGCGGTTGTACTACTACTAATAGCACTACCAGCAGAACTGAAGTCGTCAACACTAGCGGTTGTACTACTACTAATAGCACTACCAGCAGAACTGAAGTTATCAACACTAGCACTAGCACTAGCACTACTGCCAGGTTTAGGTTTAATCTCAACAGTGCCACTCGAAGGTATATTACCAACTTGCACTGATCTTAAAATTGTTTCCTGTGTAGTAGTTTTATGTTCAGCAAAAGGTTCGTGTGTAGGAACTCTGTCTACTGTGGTTTTTAAGGTTCCTTTGGCTTCCCAGAATCCTTTAAGGTCTTGTGTAGTTTCTTTCTTGTCAAGTACAAGGGCAGCCTTTTGCTTCGCGGCACCAGCTGCACTACCCTGCAATGCTAAACAACTTGCCTGTAAGTCCATGTTGCCGCTGGCTTTAATACCAACCTTGTTCCCATCAACATTTAATGTTGAGCCACTTTTAATATCGATACTCTTTGCGCCGTACATTTGTGCTTGCCCGTCACTATACATGTGAGCAAGTATACCACCTTCTAGTTGCAGTGTCTTGCCTGCAACTATTTGAATATTATTTCCAGCATGCATCTTAATACTAGAATCAGCATGCATGTTTATGTTTTTACTTCTAAGGTTTATGTTAGTTTTGCTGTAGACATCAAGTTGTCCTGATGCATCCATTTGTACCCAGGATGTTCCTTTGCTGTTGCCAATATAAATTAAATCTTCTGTATCGTGCAGTAATATCTGATGTCCAGCAGCGGTCCTAAATCTTATAAGGTTGTTGTTGCCCTCAATGTCACCATCGTCCATTACAAGACTGTGGCCTTTTTTCCTAGCAACTCTTCCTTCAACTGCATCTGCTTCTAATTTTGATAAATCAGCATTGTTTTTTAACTTGCTGATAATTTTTTTATTGTCTGCAACATCAGTACTATTCTTGTCAATACGTCTACCTTTAGTCGTAATACCGAACAGTTCACTAGGAGTTTCACGCATATAATTGCTGCTAGTTAATCCTCTAATCTGATCCTCATCCAATCCTTGTGTTTTTAGAATCCCGTGTGTATTACTATCAAATGCTCTTTTAGGAGTCAAATAATTTGTTATCTTATCTGTAGGGTTATCTTTGTCGTTAAATTCACCACCTGGTGCTAGTTTTCCTCTAATCTCATCTGGTTTAGTAGTAACATTTTCTGTCATAGCAGACTCGGGTAAACTTTGCATCATATAAGTGTCAGGCGCACAAGCAAACCAGAACCCGTCTTGGTTTCTGCCTTCAGGGAAGAAACATAAAACTTTAGTGCCTATGTCAGGACAAGGATAAATCATACCAGCAGTATTTTTTGTGGTTACGGAACTATCACCAGATCCTTGTACTTCTGTTCTGCTGTAAAATGGGGTGCAGTATTTTACCTGACGCCACTGAGATTTGTCGTTTTCTCTGCTTCTATCAGCAAAGGTAGGAACGAAAACCATAAGGTTACCCATGCTCGCTGGATGAGCATTTACTTTAACCTCGCCGATAACAATGCCTCGTTCTTCCCTAACACCACGAACGTTTTGTGTTTGGAAATCCTTATCACCGCCCTTGCTATTATTTGCCCATGTATCTGCCATTTTTAATATTTTTCACTTTCTTATTAAATTAGTGTTAGTCTTTAAGTAATTCAGTAAATTGATCTACGCTAACGATGTTATTGTTATCTGGTATATCAACAGGCGGCTCTTCATCGCCTATGCCTTCCTCAAACCTTCCTTGGTCTGTTTCATCGGCTAGTCTTTGAATCCTGTCAGCCTGAAACCCAGTTACTAGACTTTCTCCAATGGTAGTTATTGCGGCAGTGCCTTGACTTATTAATGATTCTAACGGATTAACTCCGGATACTAAACTTGCAAAAAAATTATCAACTAAGTTATTAGTCAGTGCTGCCTTTTGTTCTCTTTCTTGAATACTCTGTACACTTCTGCCTATTTTTCCATCGATAGGCTGCATTTTTTCTCTAATAGCATCTAATCGTTGAGTAAACTGTCCACCACTAAAAGTAGAATTAGTTTGTACGACACGATAAACTCCACTAAACTCGCTACTAGTATACTTGCCTTGACCAGAAAGGTCAACAAGACCAGTGAAGTCATCATAATCAGTGGGAGTTTTTAAATTTAACTGAATGTATGGTGGTGTTAAGTCATAGTTTATTGTTCCATCAGGCAGAAATGCCTCAGTGTATATTGCACCACGGTTGCCCTGTGGTTGGAAAAATGCGTCTCCCACTGGCAAGAAGGCAGGGTCACCTAAAATAGCCATGTCAATTTGAATCATGTCGGAGCCCTTGAACATTATATTAGACATTAAATCTTTGCTTCGTTTTTTTGTAATGGTTTCGTCGTTAATAACTCCCTGCCCTTGAACACTCTGTGGCAAGGGTTTAACCTGTGGCGCAATATTGGATTTGTCTTTGTCGCCATCAGGAATACCAGTTCCGATAGTATGAGCTTGATAATAAGCACTATCGAACTGCAAGGTTAGGTCAGTTACTTCAGTGTTATTCCCACTGAAAATATAATCATATATTTTGTGTACGCCTTCGCCCGTGGGTTTAGATTTAGGCGCCCAGGGAAAATCACTGTAAAATATATCTTCTGTTGTTATAGTCCATTGGATATGAAACTTATATCTTCCTGCTTTTTTATCCCAGCCTTGGAATCCAACAATTTGCGGTATAACTTTATACCATGAAATTTTTTTATTTTCCGGAGGGTCATCAGTGCCAATCTTGTTAATTTCATCTACATTAGCGTCAATATAGTCACTTGCTACAATAATATAGTTAATTAAAGAAACTATGTTTGTGCCAGCATTAATTTTAAACATATTCGTAGTTGAGTCTAAGGTTGGCCTTTTAGCAAGTCCAGCCGCGGCTTGTTTATATAATTTGTTAGTTTTTTGTGGAGTGTTAAGAGCATCAAATTTTGAACCTACTAACTTAGCATTTTTAATCTCAGGTGCAATAGCAAAACTCCATTTATCAGCAATCTGAAAACTTGCTGGAACTTTTTTACCAGGATCGTTTTTATCAACTGTTGGTTTCGTTTGTGCTATTAAGAAATTATTAACTGCATTGGCGAGAGTCGAGGCAGTTTCGCCCAGCTTAGTTTTCGTTTTGCCAGTTGATATAAGTTCTTCATTAACCCGTCCAAGCTCATCTTCAACACCTTTAAGAATTTTTTCTTCTTCATAGTTAACTTGTTGGGCGGTGCCTCCAAAGATATCGTTAACTGTGCCTGCACTTACTTGAATGTTAATTGGGATAGTACTATTTAATGAACTAAACACATCCTGATGAAACGGCACGGCTTTAGCTTTATACACAGTGCCAGTGCTTTCAATCCTAAATGTTAAGCCCTGGATTTTAATTGGAATATATTTAGGTTTAATTGCTCCTGACATTTCATGTCCATTGTCGTCATAACCCTTAAACGTGATCTCCAAGAGATACGGAGTTTTAATATAGTTTTCCGCTTCCTCAAGACTATTTTTTGCTTCTGCTTTTAACCGCTCAATAAGTGTTACTCCCATTGGTTCAGTAATATCAAAACTAATGTCAACAGCATTGGTGTTTGTAGTTCTAGTGTTAGGGCTAACCCCGATGTTGGTCATTTGTAAGTTATCAATAAAAAAATCTATATCGAAATTATCTCCACCATCCAAACCAACCCCTCCGCTTCTCATAATTAGTTGCTTGGGAATCTGTCTGACACTAGTAGGTGCTTTTAGCATTTTTACATATTCTTTGGGTGACATCATGTAAAGAGCAATATTGTATGTATGACTAGCAAAGTTACTGATCTGATTTGGTCTCGGAGAGATTTCAATCTTTTTATTACCTGTGCTCAATCCAGACTGCGGATCGTTAGCAGCTGCTTTTTGCACTGCTCCGTCTGCAACAACAGTATTTGACGAGTCCTTGGGTGCGGCAACTATACTGTCTTCACCTCCATCATCAAGTCCATCAGGACCTGCGATCTGTGCGGAGGCTGGTGGCTCTGGGCTATCGTAATCATCATTGCCGCCATCGTCGTCGCCGTCAGTCGCATCTGCATTTAAGTTACCAGCAGGCTCATTATTATTTTTTTTATTAACCTCATCCACTGATAACGTAGTATTCGTAACTTCTGGTGATGGCGGAGGAGTGAAAGTGTCTGTGTCTTGACCGCCGCCGTTTACAGTTTCTTCAGTTTCAGTTTTTGTTCCGTTCTGTGGATTAAAAGCAGGTGGATTAGGAGGGGTCGGTGGGCGAGGTGGCGGCGTAGACAACCCGAGCCCAGATAGTTCTGATTCTCGGACTACTCTGCCATCAGAAAGTTTAAACTGTTTAGCAAATCCCAGGTCTTTAACAGATGTAACACTAAGAGCCATGCTAGATTCCTAATGCTTTGGTAAGGGTGTCCTGCTTGGGAATGTATATCTTCTTGCCTATGCGAAAATCCCAGATTGAGTCTTCGATTGCATTGGGGTTCCTAACCGCAAACACCCACCATAGATTCTGGTTGCTATACAAGTCATATGCTAGCAAATCAGGCCTAAACTCATATGTTGCATTGATGGTAAACAGAACGTCATCAGCATAACTAGGAATAGGCCTGTGTTCATAAATGTCTAAATACGTTCCCCGGGTTGCAGTCTGTGCATACGGACTATCTTGTCTATATTCTATAGCCATTATGGCATGCCTCCTCTACCGTTTGCTTCACCAATCAATCCACCTTTAGCATACTTCTCGAGACTAAATCTAGTTTGTGCAGTTCTGCTGATAACTGGCAACAAGGTGACGTTAATTGTAATCAAGGACGGAACTTTGGTTGTGGAGTCTATACCACCGCCGCCAGCGCCTACCTTGGCATTAATATAATCAATAGTATTCTCAAAATCTTGTGTAGTGTTAGCGATTACCACCGGAACGCTGTTAAACATATAAGGACCATGTGCGCTAAATCTAAGCACAGGCGGAGGAGTTCCACGATTTGTGTCTTGACCAAAGAAGCTCTTGGTAGCACTTTTTAAGAAATGTAACACACTTAACAAATATTCTGCTTCTGATGGGGTGTTAGCCGTAAATTGTCCAACACAAACTATCTGTTCTATCATACTCTGTCCATAACTCTGGCTAGCATAGTTATTATGCACTACTTGGTTACCTGAGTATGCCGCAGTATATCCTACGTTAATAGTTGGGGTGTAAGGCCACACAACACCGTCAGTAGAAGTCAATGGCCTGAGCAACTCATTGGATGGGTCTCTATATAAGATAGATCCGCTTCCTGGACTCAATGCTAGCCGTGCTCTAGTGTCATTGTCACTGCCAAACCTTGCAGTAGCAACTTTCCCGTCTGCAACTTTGCTATTCTCACCACCTGGATTTAGATGACTGTTAAGCAAACGGTTAGCCTGGGCTCCGATAACCCCTTTAGCTAATCTGCCAATCAGACCGTTTCCTGGAATAGCCTTATTAAGCCCTTGCTCAATTACGCTGCCAGTGGCATTAGTTACAGCATCTGTAATATTATTAGAATTAAAAACCATTTTTTTGCATTCCTTAATTGCTATTTGTATTTATTGGCTATATAATAGTAGCATATATAAAGGAGTCAGTATGAGAAAACGTAAATATCTTAGTAATCGAGACATATTATCAGAGATTCACAAGAGTAAAACAAAATATTGCA